GTGACGTTCGGAGAGGTTCTAAGGGAAGTGGATTTAGATTGCCATTTTCACACAAAAAGGCAAAACACGACGCGTGTATGGGTAAAGGTTGTGGTATGTGTGATAATGGTAAAATTACTCAGGTTGCGTATCTACCGTTGTTTGTATACAAATATGGTCCACTTAATGCGATCATGCCCACAGAACAGGTACCGACGGTGGAGATCATGCACATGGCGACAGTTCGTTCGGATTCTACGGAACACGCGGTCATCGAGCCACCTTCGATCGCTGTGAGAGAGGGTGGTTTTACTACATCTGAGATGAAAGATGAATTAACCGATACTGTAGCGGTGAATGAGATCGAAAAATTTATTCAAGCGAATCTCAGAGGGCAAGAAACTTCCGTGGTGAAAAACATATACAAACATAAAAATCAATATTTTGTCTCGACAAATTCCAAATATTGTGAAAACATTGGCAGAAACCATGGATCAAATCACGTTTGGTTTTACATCTCAGGGGACATAATCGCACAGAAATGTTTCTGTCGTTGCGAAACGTTAGCCGGAAGAACGAATGGATTCTGTAAAGACTTCATGGGTAAACAATATATGTTAACAACTAAAATAAAACGTCTACTTTACCCAGAACAAGTCAACTGCCCGCGACCTAAGCAGTCAGTTCAACGCGAAAAACCATCACACGAGCAAAGTGACGTAAAAACAAAACTGGAACAGTTCATTCAGAAAACAATTCCAGGAAATAACAACACAAAATTGATCGATGTCATTAAACAAAACAATGCATACACCGTACAAACTAATAATATGCATTGCGGTTACATCGATCAAAATCATGACAAGTATATTTCATTCAAAATCGTAAACGACGTGATCGCGCAGGTGTGCCCTTGTAAAAAGGAGACCAAGTATAAACTTTCACCCAGTATATATAATCTGTTAAAAAAAAATAAAAGAACTAAGTAAGATGTCGATCGTGTTCGCGCTGGCTTCAATGTACATCGTATATAAATTATACGATAACGTAAACGACACACCATTTTTACACGATCTTGTTCGAGAAGCGTATACATATTCGGGTATAGATGAAAAACTATTCAAATTGTTCATTACACACATCGATCTTTGTAAAGAAAACATAGAAGATCCAACTGCAGCATCCGTGCACTTATATATCGCACTCGACCATCTTCAAGACCTATCGATGTATAATAATTATGACGTATACGATGAAGTTCGGGATCTCGCGGTGCGCATAGGTATTGAAGTCGAACAGCGAATACTCCAAAATGCTATAAAGAACAAAAAACCTTTCAGACCAATATACTTAAACGAAAGAATCTATTAATCCATATATGTCCCAATACACGACGAGATCTGGCCGAATCGTAAAGAAGCCGGAACTATTTAAACCGACCGAAGATACGTTCATTGATGATTACTCCGACCGCGAATATGATACCGATGATTTGGATTCAGAATTAGATACAGACGAAGAACTTGATTCGGATAGCGATGAATATAGCACGGACGATGGTGAAGATTTAGAAGATTTCATAGTGCCCGACGACGATGAAGAAGATGCTTAAAAGAATAAGTTTAATACAATATAATCATGGAGACCGATCTAGGAAATCCAATAGAATATAAACCCGAACTAGATATTCTATCGGACGAAAAACATATTCAAGATGATGATGGCTATTATTACGAACACGCACAGCATCACGTGCCACAACATCAGATGATGTATATGAATCCTCCACCACCTCCACCCTCACCCCCGAAACTCGATATACTCTCCAACATGGATAAGAATGTGATGATAGTCGCGTTCGTGGTATTCTTACTCGGTTTCTTTATGGGTAAAACGATGCAACCGGTTATTCTTCGATACACTTAATTATTTCTTTTTATGGAAAATGTTTTTCCATAAGAAGAAATTAACATTTAAATTTTTACGCGGATGTGACTTCTTCACCTTCATCGCGAGCTTCTTCGATCGCCGCGTTCGTAGATTCAGCGTCGCTCACTATTTCACCTTCTTCCCTCGTTTCACTTTCTCGTTGTCGTCGACGTTCTTCGATCTCTTTTTGGACGATTTCATTCGCTTCCGTAATCAGTTCCTCCATGGGCGCGTCGGGTTTTTCTTTTTGAAGTCGTTCCAATACTTCTGCCGGATGTGGAATTGGACTTTCATCGGGCTTTGTGTAGTATTTGGAATTTTCGTCTCCTGGTTTGAAGAATGACTTCGTTTCCATCATGTCTCGTTTACGCTCCTCAAACATCTTCGCCGCCATTTGTTGCGATTCGCGATATCCGGTCATGATCTCTTCTAATTTTTCATTGGTGTAGTGAACGTCTTCGATTTTCGAAGGGTCGGGTGGAATGAGAAGCCATTTATACATGTCGACGACATAAATATCAAAGGTCGCGTCCTCTTTTTGCAACCGCTTCGCATGATTCGCGGCCTCGTCGCGCGTCGCGAAACATCCTCGAATTTTGATTCCAAATTGATCATTTTTTTGCGGACATTCAGGTCCGACAACGGACATGCACGCGTACAGTTGTCCGGGTACGGTTGTGTAATCTTGTTCGAGAGAAGCCATATATGTTATATTATGGAAATAACTTTAAGCCTTTTTTAACTTAAGTTTTAAATGTAAAGAAATAAATTTCATATAAATAATGGATGAGATCCGTCGTAATCATAATCTCGCGAAACGACGACTCATAGAGTCGACTACCAAACGCGGTGATGATATATTAGACGTTGGTTGCGGATTTGGTGGGGATCTTCAAAAGTGGCGGTCGCGTGACGTGCGTATAAGTATGTGTGATCCACAATCATCGGCGCTCTGTGAAGCGAAAGCGCGCGCCAAAAGTATGAACATTGAAGTTAATTTTTACGCGGGTGATGTGAGAGATTGTCCTCGTCGCCATTACGATGTGATTTGTTATAACTTTTCTTTACAGTATATTTTTTCAAGTAAACAACTGTTTTTCACATCACTGCGAGAAATTAGAATTCGAATAAAACGGGGTGGGTTATTGATAGGTATAATCCCGGATTCTGAGATGATTATATTCAACACACCATTTGAAGATGAGCTCGGTAATTTTTTCAAACTATCATCGACTCCGAATGGAAACTTTGGCGATATGGTTGATGTTCGTTTATCGGATACACCGTACTACGCTAACGGTTCCGTAAAAGAACCGTTAGCGTATAAGGATTTACTGGTGACACACTTGGAGGATATCGGGTTTCGTTTGATGTTATGGGAGAGACTGGATGGTCACAGGTTGTCAGAGATGTACAGTAAATTTATATTTACATATACTAGATGATTATTTTATCACTCTTGATCGCTATCAATCTATTGATATTACTAAAAACGAGTGATCCAGGAGAATTCAAAATTGTAAAAGAAAAATATAAAATTCTTCGAGAATATTTGATAAATACGAACGAGTATCCAGAATTTGCGGTTCTAACACGTTGTATGGTCCTAAATGGGTATTATAGGACAACGAGTATCTCTGATGTTGGTTATAATACCAATAAAGGTCAAGAGATTGGTATCTGTTTATCTGGTACACCGAATGAAATATTTCACGTATTACTTCACGAGCTCGCGCATTGTACCGTGACAGAATATGATCACTCTGAACAGTTTTGGAACAATTACATGAAATTACGGGATTTGGCGATATCTATAGGTATATATGAAAAAATACCAGAAAAGACAGCGTTTTGTGGTAAGCATGTCCAGGATAAATAATATTTGTATAGGTTAAATGAAAACACCGATCAGTACTCTGGTCATGGTCATCTTATACTGGCTCGTCATATATGGATTTTCCATAGTGCCGCACATTTCAGACAACTATAATCTTAATCTGGTTTGGTTGACAGTTGTCGTTCCGAATGTAATGCGTCTCATTGTTGGTAATATCCCCAGACTCGCCGTTGATCGTTTGTTCTTTTTATCATCGAGTTTGATCGCTCTTATCATAACATTCATGGTCAATGCGTTATGGGCGGATTCAAAACGCGCCGTCGAAAAATATGGAAGTGACAGAAGAAAGACACTTAAATTGAGTGTCTTGCTCATGTTGGCTTTCGCTATTGGAGCTTTCGTGACCTATTTTTCTGGAATCGATCAATCGATTTATAGTAATATGGGTTGGGAATCACAGACTCAATCTCAATCTTTGAGTATGTAATTTTGAGTCATGTAAAATATAGCGGCGGCTACTAAACCCGTCGAAGCCAGACCAACCATGCTCCTGCTCCCTTGTTCGTTAAGGAACTTGGGAACAGAGGTCACGAGTTTGTCCTGGACCGGCTTACTCACCGCGATCGCGGCGCATACACCGACAAACAATGCCATCATCTGATCATCGGTGAGGTTGAGTGGGTTTTTATTCGATGTCGCCTCTTTCGTTTGTTGTTGGTATGCACCCTGTGGTTGAGCTGCCACCATTTGAGGCATCACACCCTGCATTCTCGGTTGTTGATTCATCATTGGATGATCCATCATACCGAAATCGTTCATGTTTCCGTTATCGATCATGATATCTGATATAGGTGTAGAGTCCATCGCTTCTTTATTTTCACGTATATTTTTTTCAGGCTTATTTTCCTTCACGAAAGATGTTGTTGGATTTATATTCACCATACCATCACCGTTGTCTGATAAGTTCATTGTAGTGACAGAGTCAGCCATTTAATGTAATGTAATTTTTTTGAAATAACTCTCAAACGCATGTATTCTTCTGGTGTTTATTGACGCTTTATTACGTTAATTACTGTTTTTCTGTTCGCTTTTCTGGCGTCGTCTTCTTTTTGCTGAAGATGCTTTGGGTTGTATAATTTTTTGTGCATTTTCCACAAGTCTTGGCTTCCTACTTTAAAATTTTTTCGTAACGTTGCTTTATACCAAAACACGCAGTCTGTGATTTTGTTAGATTTCACGGTATTGTCTAGTACAAGGCATTCGTAATTCTCTGTACACGCATCCATCACTTTGCAAAACATATCGAATGACGGAAATATACCAAAAAAGGACTTGTATAATTTTTCTCTGTTCTGGATGATGTTTTCCCTGAGAATGAATACGTAATCCACATTCGCCCTCAGCGCGGGTGGTAAATCCATGACGTATTGCATGGTGAGCATGAAAAATATCTTCCAATGACGTCCGTTCATAAAACATTGACGAATGCACGTGTCCTTCAAAAATTTACTATCATACATGCAATCGTCAAGAAGCATGAAGGCACCACAATTTGTCTTACCAGCACCCACAAGTTTACGTTGTCTAGCCATGACTCGTTCTATCGCGTCTCTGTCGTATTCTCCGTAAATACATATGTCTGGAATAAAATCCGAATAAAAGTGATTTCCTTCCTCGGTTCCCGACAAAACTATTCCAGCGGGAAGATGTTTTTTGTGATACATTATGTCTTTGACGAGTGTAGATTTACCCGTGTTTCGCTTTCCTATAAAAACACACACCCGATCATCCGACATTGTCTCTGGCTTGAATTTCTTCAATTGAAGATTCATCCTTCTATTGTAAACGCCCTGTTTTATTTCGTAAAATTTTACTCATATACAATAGATATGTCTGGGCGTTTGAGTCTGGCTGTCACCGGTATCCAGGACCTATGGCTGACGGGTTCGCCACAATTTTCATACTTCCTGATGAATTTCAAAAGACATACGAAGTTTTCAATTGAACACATAGAGACTCCGTTTGATGGCGATTTGCGTTTTGGTAACGAATTCTTATGCAGAATACCCCATAACAAAGGTGACTTGATAAAAAACATGACATTGAAAATAACACTCCAGGATCCCGGACCAGACATAGAGGTCGGTCAGTTATCTGGTAACTATCTCGCGTACGTACCGTCCATTTGTACAGAATTACTCGAACACATCGAATTGCGAATAGGTGGTCAAACCATTCAAAGGTTGACAGGGGAGTATATTTTTATGCACCAGCAACTCAATAATTCTGATGACGATGTATTCCAAACGCTTTATTTTTTAAACGGTCACGGTGGA